CTTTTCTTTTGCTGCAGCATCGTCGTAATCCATTTTGTAAGCTCTAAGAACATCGTCTTTAAACTCTTGTTTATATTTATCTGGATTTTCTTTAACCATCTGCCTTAGCTCTTGTCTTTTAGCTTTATAAACATCAGGATTACTAAGATCAGCATCTGGAAACTCTTGAGCCATCTGTTGAGTAGCCCAATTAAAAGGACCTATATCATCAAATAGTAAAGAGCCAAAATTATCATTGTCCATTAATTTGTTTAAATTATTGCTAAGATCTGGTAAAACATAACTATTCCAATCTAAACCAGAAGAACCAGCTTTTACTGAAGTTTGCTGCACATCAATCATAGCATCTATTCCAGTTTGGAATTTACCAGTTGGCGGCTCCCACTCGCTTAATCTTTTTTCAACAATATTGCCATCTTTATCTAATGTTTTGGTATAAACTCCAGCGTTAGGCCCTCTTTTGTAAACAATATTATTAGCTAATATATCTTTATCTACATAACCTAATTTAGCGGCTTTACCAGCGTCACCTTCAAAGTCAGAGACGGCGCCAGCTAAACTAGCGTTTAAATCTTGACTTCTTAAATCATCTTCCCAAGCTTTTAACTCATTTGCAATTTGATTATTTCTATCAACAGCTTTTTGTCTTTCTTTTTTATTTCTAAATATTCCTTCTGATATTTTTATATTTTCAAAATATTCATCTTGAAGCTTTGTTATTTGGCTAGTTAACTCAGGCCTAGCTTTTTCGCTTTTTAATAAAATATCTTTAAATGTTTCCGTAGTTTTAGCGGCTTTCTTTTCTTGCTCTTCTAACTTTTCGTCTAATGCTTTAGTTATATTAGCCCCAAGATATGATACGCCTTTAGTTATAGGTGTAATATCTTTTTGCGCTTCAGCATATTTAGCTGAATACATCCTTTGAGCCGCTTGTATTAGTGAATTTGACATATTTTAATTTTGTTTTGGAGGTACTCCAGCTGTTATAGGGTTATCCTCTACACTGTAATCTACGCCTGTTGGAGCAGTGCTTAAAGCATCTATCACGTTTGGAGCAATATTACCTAAAAATCCAAGGCCAGCGCCTAATAATTGACTACTTCTATTCATACGCGCTTGTTCAGCTGCAACTCTAGCTTGTTCTTGACCTGTTACTCTAGCCATGTCTATGCCAAGTAGTGTTTCTAATTTTTGTTGCTCGAACGCTCTTCTTTGCTCATCTATTTTCGCCTGAGCTTGGGCTTGACTAAGTTTTATTGCTTGTTCCTGTTTGCCTATTTCAGCTGATATTTTTCTTTGCTTTTCAGCTGTAGATCTAGCTAAAGATGTCGCAAGCGCAGCGGCACCACTAGCTCCAGCTGTACCTCTTAGACCGGCTAATATATCAGCTTGTTCTTGTGCTATTTGTTGTCGTTGAAGTTCTGCAGCCTGAAGATTGACAGTCATATCTTCGTATGGATTTGTAGCGAAAAATTGGCTTTGCTCATATTGAGCCATACGAGCTCTCATTTCTCTTTCTGCTTGTGAATCTTGACTTTGTCCTCTTCCGCCGTCAAAAGCACCACCAATCATACCACCTATACCACTACCAACAGCACCACCAACACCGGGCGCTATAATATTGCCTAGTATCATTCCGGCTGTAGATCCAATCTGCGAGCCGCTAACCTGTTTCATTGGCGAATCTTCCTGTCTTTTAAATGGATTATTTAAACTTCCTCTTGCCATAATTTAATTTATTTATATATAGTTACAGTTTAGACACCCTATTTACTGCTTTCAGCAACATCTAAGCCAACGCTAAAAAGCTCAGCGTAATCAGTAGAGTCGTTAATAAATTTTACATTTGCATAATAACCTATTAATGACTTTAAATTAACAGCATTATCTTTTGTAAAAAATATAAAATCATCTTGATTTGGTAAATCTATATTTAACGTACTGTTTACTAATACCGTGCTACTTGTTATTCCAGTTATATTACCAATTCTAACTACGTTATTTAAACTTGAAGATGTATCAAAGCCTCCAGTTGAAGATATATTGCTATTGCTAATATAATAAGCAATATCCCCTACTTGCACTCCAGTCGATTGTGGGTCCGATGTAAACGTTAATGTTATTGTTGGCATAATTTATTTTTAATTTATTTTTAATTTGCTTGAAATGCTATAAGCGTAACTTCAATACCTGTATTTGGATGTTGAATTTTTATAATAAGACCTCTGATGTTGCCAGTTGTATTTTGGCTAAGTGTAAAGTTTAATTTATCTAATCCATCAACTTCTGCAATTGTTGGTCCAGAACTAATCCAACTTGGAGTTCCTAAAACCCAATTTCCAGACTCAGCGTTATCTATATATTGTACCTCACTAACTATAGGTGTAGATGTTGCGTTATTATTAATAATATAAGAATATGCCCCACTTAACACGCTAAGAAAATCTGCCAAATATGTGTTAGATTCTTGATTGCTAGTAAGTGGTATTCCATTATTATTAGAAATAGTTAAAAAAGCTACAACTTTTTCAAATTTAATTTGCTTTAGCACAAAAACATTATCATCTACTGGGCTTTTTAATTTTATTTCAATACTTCTATCATAGTTTGTCCAATTTGTCTCTGCTGAAACTATAACGTTATATATATATGGATTGTCTTGGCTTTGAGCTTCAACACTTATACCGTTTATCCAGTTCGGACTACTACCACCAGACCATTCGTCGTAAACAAGATATGAATTGTTTGTCCATCTATTAACTAATGCTATAGGTAAACCTCTATTAGAAGCGGCGTCTAAATATATACTGCTACCATCCCAAGTTGAGTTTATAAACAACGCATTTCCCGCGTTTTCAATTCTAACTTTAGCAAGGGGCAGTTGTTTTATAGTAACTGAATCATCAGCAGTAGAAGTGTTATTAAATGGATTACTTGCGTAAATAGTAAAATATCTATCTATAGGCATCGCCGGTAAAGTTGGAACGTTTAATGAACCACTGTAAGTTGAAGAGCTAACGTTAGAATTATTAGAGTCTATAGTAAAATAAAATCTAAACTGTTGGCCAGAAACAATTGTTTGAGAAGCCCCTAACCCACTTGTAAGATCAGTACTAAGGAAAACATTAGATAAATTTGTTTCATCAAGGTCGATATCAAATTCATTTTCTAAGTTTTGATTAGTATAAGAATAATTATTAAATCCAGTCAAACTACTTTTAGAAATAGTTGGATAGTGAATATTTCCGTTTACATCAATGTAGTCGGCGACTGGTATTTGCATATAAAGATATTGAACTCCAGATCCAACGCTATTTGGACCTATTTCAATTTGATTCCCAGCGTCAGCTAAACTAATTATATTAGCATTGACATTTGTATCTTTTTTAAGAACCAAAGTATTTACGCTAGCATCATAAGCAGCTCGCTGCGTAACTAAAGCTTGATCATAAGAAGTCGTATCATCTGGATTTAAAATTCTTATAATTGCTGATCTTTCTTCTCCAGTATTTTCTAAAGCAGAGAATTCTAATTCAACATGATACACGTCATTATACTCATTGCTAAGACTTATCCAACCGCTATTATCCTGTTGTTGATACTCTATTTGTATATAAAGCGGGTTAATATTTATTACCGGATGAGGAAAAAACATACAGAAAACTTTAAAATTCTCTCCATAATTGTATAATTTTCTACCTGTTGAAGAATCACTTGAATCACCTAAGCTTTCAAAATAAATATTTTGACTACTGGTGTAACTACCATTATCAAATGTAGCAAGTTTTATATCTGTGGTTTGACCATTGCTTTGAGTTAATAATATAGAACTGTCAGCAACAGCTGATCCGTTTATCGAAGAAAATAATTCTATTTGCGCTGTTCTATCCTCTCCAGTATTCTCTTGTAGACTTACAATAATTTGATCTTGTTGTTCAATAATACTTGTAATCCAACCAGACCCGTTAAGATAAGTAACTTCCGTTGAAGGTATACCATAGTTATTATTTATCGGTATAGAATGTGATAAAGAAGCGTCGTCAAAAGTTATATTTGGGGCTAAAAATTCGCATACACCATCTTCGTAGTTTAAGTATATATTTATAGTATTATTATTATCTAATGACGTTATATTTTCTAATTGCGATAAATATGATATAACGATGTTAGCGTTAGTAAAATCTGAAGAAACAGATACGTCATAATTTTCTAACTCATTGTCTGGTAAAATTTCAACAGAAGGATTAGAGGTCATTATAGTGCTACCAGCACTTACACTAATATCTAATATATCAACTTCAGATAAAGTTGGAATAAAGAAAGAAATATTGTACGTTTGCTGTGAATCCGTAGCGTTAGCCAACACTGGAACAATTAATGGGTTGCCAGCGCTGCTATTTATACTTAAAGTTTGTGCCCATTGACTAAAGTCACCAAATATGTTTAAAGTTGCTTGATATTGTATAGTTATTGGTATAGAGACTGCAGAAAGACTTATGTTTAAAGTTAAATTTTCTGATAATGTAAGTCCATCAACAAACTGTATAGTTCCCTGTATAACGTTATCGCTAGCGTTAGGTGAAGTGCTATCCGCAAACGTTATACTTTCAATTGAACTATATTCAGTTGCGTCAAAAGAAAAACTACTAGCGGACAAAGAAAAAGCTGGATTTGGAGTTATTTCAAACAATCCGTTTTCAGAAACGGTAGTAACGTTATATAACTGATACCCACTAGAAGACCAACCAGTGCCATTAAAATTAATATCAATATTATAACCAAAGCTTGGCTCTGTCTCCCCTTCTCCAACTGTAGCATCTATAGACAGTAATCCTATGCCTTGCACGGAAAATTCATTAAAGTCTATATTGCCAGAAGCAGCACCTGCATCAGCAGCATTAGTAAAGCTTGTAGCAACACCTTTTATATAGTTAAACCATTTACCTTCTTTGTTTATAAATTCATCTACTAAACCTTCTTGTTGGTCTGTAAAAATATCATCTACATACCAACCGTTAATAGCCGCTTCGTTATAATATTCTCCGTCGTTATAAGTTACAGCGTCAACTAATTCATCGGTAAATTTTTTAACTTTTGATTGAGTTCCTTCGTAATTAATAACGTTAAAGTTTTTTATTAAACCCGGGTTATCGTTAAATAACGGCGTTATAGAAGATGTGTATTGATTTTCATAAAAATTATTTCTTAACGTAGTGGTTTTATCTGGATGGTGCAGCCACATTTTACCATTTTTAAACGTGTAATAGTTATTTGCTAAGGAAACTCCTTGCTCTGGTATAAATGATTTAAAAGACGTCCAACCCTTAGCGTCTTCACTATAGCTTAATGTGTATACATTTTTAGTGCTTAAGGGTGAAAGTATAGAATGTATTGTTACGTTATATTCGTTTTTTTTGTCATCAAAACTACCAATAATACTATTAGCATACTCTATATTATCGTTAAACCAGTCTTTCATACCAGCCTCAGATATAGGCGTTATACCGTCCATAGACAATCTGCAAATAGAACCTCTTGCTTTATCGGCAAAATAAATTCTATATTCATCAACAGCAAACGATTCAGGATTTTTTGATATTCCAAAGTCGCCAGAATAAGGAATAATTTGTCCTAATACGTTATTAGAAGATATTAATTGATTAGTGCCATCTGCGTTAAATAAAGCATTTTTTTGAGCTAAAACTTTTAAAACTTTATTTTCACATAAAACAATTAAGTCTGTGTTTCTGCTATATAATTTTTGAATACTTCCAAACTCAGGGCTTATTTTTTTCACAATATTCAGTCCAGATAAAAACTCATTAGTTCTATTGAGCCCTATTGATTCATTAATAACCTGAGAGTATATTATATCGTTTTCTTTAACCTCTTGTTTATAATCGTTTACTGGAAAGTTAGCTTTAAAACCACTTTGTTTTCCATTTTCTGTATACAAAAATATTGTGCTAGCGTTAAAATCGTCTCGTATTCTATCTGACTCTACTCCGTTTCCAAAAGAATAACAATTTATCCAAGGTAAAACAATATCAGAAGAAAAGTTGTTATATGAGGTTTTATGAGTGTAAGGATATATTTTTAATGTCGTACCGCTAGAAGTAGCCGCACTTCTACAAGTTACGTAACTTCCGTCTGGCCTTGTAAATCTAAATATAACAGGGTTTTGACTGTCAGATATTATAGGAAACTCTATTAAAGAATCTATAGTTACAATACATTTTCCAATATCTTCAAAATTAACTTGATTATAACCAAGCGAAACCGCTCCTTTTACATTGACAACCTTGTAATTACTAGAATTAAATTGTTGTATTTGATTTTGAGTAAGATAAGATGCGTTTTCTATAGAAACAATAGAGTTTACATCTATAAAATCTTTAGCATAATTACCTTCTAGCTTTATTGGATAAGCTTCAGATATTTCATAAAATAAATCAGAGTCAATATTTTGATCTCGTTGAACTTCAAAAACAGCTCCATTAGCAGAGTATGAATTAGAAGTTAAATTATCTCCAGATCCAATTAAACTAGAAAAATATTCATCATTATTTATTTTAACAAAAAACTTGCCATTAACATCTTCAGCTTCCGCGTTTAAAGTAGTTGATCCTACCGTATATTCATTATCTGTTGATGTTGGCGTTGGATTATCAACTTTTTCTAAAACTCTCCATTTAGCATTTTCACTTTTTACAGCTACGTTTAATCCATGTTCTTTTTTTCCTATTAAATAATCTCCTACAGATATTTTATCTTTATCAGCACTATTAAAAGACAACCATATATATAAAGAACTTTCATTTTCTCCACTGGCATCGTTGTCATAAGCTTTGTGTAGTACAGCGTTAGAGAAATCTCTGGCTATTTCTTTTACGTAAAATTTATAGTGAGTCGCCCAATATGGCGCTTTATGATTTATTTTTGTTTTTAATCTATTTTTTAAGTCAGAATTATCTACAGGGTTAGTTAAGTTGTCTTTTTCATCAAATATTATAGTAGACTCTCTACCATGCTTATCTAAATACACTACGCCTAATTGATAGCTTCTTAGTGTCTTAATAGACTCTGTAGCCCCATGAGACAGTATGTTATTTTCCGTCGATGTCGCTTGAATGCTTATACTTGAATTTGTAATTTGCGTGTGTACAATAGAGTAATATAAATCTCCAGAGTCATCATCATTTTCTTCAGCTAAAAGTTCTGAGACACCACCGGAAGACAACGTTTCGTGCTCTAAAAATATAGCATAATTATAACCTGCCGTAGCATTAAAAGTTTTAGAAACACTAAGTAAACTATAGGTTGCTAAACCTGGCTCAATAGTACCTAAATATGTTGCCGTTGCTAATTCTCCAGCAGAGTTAAGCGTTTGCACCCAAGGTCCACTATGTATTTTTGATATTCTGTTGGCGTTAGAATCAACTCTCCATATAGTTAATCTAATTTTTTGCATTTGCCATTCAGCTGCTCCAAAATTTAGATCAACAGCACGTACAGTTGACCACGCTTGACAACTTGCGGCTATAGATATTTCATCACTACTAGCGGCGGTATAAAAATATTTTTCATTATCAAATCTTGTTTGTGGATCGCTAATTTCATTGTTAAAAGGAACTAATATTCTTTGTTCAAAATCTGGCACTATAATGTTATAATTGCTATCTGGAGGGCCGGCGTTTGCTGCTTCATCATTTCCTAATATCATCTTAAACTTAATAGGATTACCTAACACGGCTGGAAAGCTATAATATAATCCATTGGCTTCTGCGTCTAATGAATTCGGATAAGTACTAATAGCGTTTGTATGTGTTTGCTGCACAGAATTATCTAAATCAATACTAACAGTAAAGTTATTATTTAAAGAATATATACTAGAACTTATAGCTGGTTTTATTTTTTTAAAATTACCGTCTTTTAAATCGTAATTTTCAACATAATTGCCATACATTAATCTTGAAGCAGAAATTTCTTGAGCAACAGCGGATCTAGGCACGTTGTCATATATTCTTGATAGTTGGTCGCTAGGAATAGTAGCTCCAAATACTTCGCTAGATATTGTTATTGAATTTTCACGCCACGCGCTTCCAATTACACCTTCTTTTTTTATACTATTTATAGAGTTTAATGTATTAGAACTATGATCTTGAAATAATAATTCTATTTCTACAACGTCATCAGGTATAGTGCTAGATCTAAAATTAGATAATATAACTCCTTTTAAAGAGCTTTCCATACCCTTATTAAAACCGTTATTTGAGTCATAATTATATACACCCGGTTTAAATATAGCTTTTGAATATGGTGAAATACAAGAGTATTCGTTGTCTATGTATTTATATCTATAAGCAAATGATATAAATTTTTCTTCATAAAACTTTGATTTCTCAATTAAAACAGCGGTCCAAGCTTCAGCAGCCTCTTCTCCAGTATAACTGTCATCAATGCCAATTATTTGGCATGTAAATCTATTAAATTCATTATTAATATTAGTAGTTGAAGTAACTTTAATTCTAGCTGTCTCAGAGTTAGTTTGCCCCGTTATATTTATTATATCATTAACTTTCCAATGCACTCTTTCGGTTAATGCTATTATATATATATCGTCACCATTTTGAAGTAAATTACCCTCATCGTTAGTCAATTTAAACAAATCTCCATAATTAGAATCTATGTTGTCAAGTCTAAGTATAGCTGATGTAGTAGTATTAGCGTAAGTAAATCCAGTTGCTTCTCCAAGCTCGTCTAATATTTGAGTAGAAGGTCTATTGGTTGAAATTAATTCAACGTCTATACTATTCAAAGGATTTCTTTTAATAACGGTTATATGCTCTTCTTTTAAACTGTATTCATAAGCAGTTCCATTAATATCTTTATATCTTAACTTGCTATGATGGGTTATACTATTTTTAGAGTTTTTAAAATTATTTATACTAACTTTTTTAGGTTCATTTCTACCGTCAGTAAAAAATAATATATCATTTATTAAATTTATACCTGTTATTATATTGTTATACGGAGTGTAAGACTTAGCTACTTCATTGGTATTAGATTCAATTTCAGTTGTCCCGGTTTTAAAATTTAATATTTTGTCTGATGAAAACTTGAAGACAAAACCACTGTCTTTAAGTGATTGAGTGTACAGTGGTATTGATTGAGACGTTGTTAATTCTACTTCACCTTCATTGCTTAAAACGCCTTGAATAACCTTTGATACATAAACTTTATTTTCTTCGCCATAATAATCTATGCCTTCAGGAGACATTAATTGAACTCTCATCCCCGGTCTAATACCTTTAGCCACTAAGTCACTATCTTTGTCGCATGGGTCTATTGTTTGTGTTGGTAAACCCTTTATTAAACTTGCTGTGGTTTGCTCGTCGGCAAAATATCTAACATCGTATATATCTGTTAATATAGGGAAAGTTACACCAGATTCAGAGTTAACATCTGGAGTGTATTCTGTTATTACATCTGATCTAACGCCAGTGTAAACAGTATAGCTTCCGTAAGTACCGTTAGCTTCTAAGTCACTAGCTCTATATATAAAGTTATATATTTTAGAATCATTTTCATCAACATAAGATCCAACAGAAATAGCATTATCACTAATAGATCCTCCCATAAAGCTTTGTCCACACTGGTTTAATATGGTTACCTTAGTATTACCTTTTAAGTTTTGAGCGGAACCAACATCAGAACCTTCAGATGTAGATATTTCTATATTTAAAGCATCTCTATACTCGCCATTAGGAACCAACCTTTCGTCAAGGTCTTTGTTCATTTTGCCTTTCAGAAAATTTCTTTTTAACTCTGGCATATACGCTAGTGTTTAATTTGTTTAGACTTATTTCTTAATACTTGAGTAATCTCTTCTAATTTAATATTAGATAACCTAAGTTTAGCTCTTCTTGTTGATGCTATTTTTTCTTTTCTAAATCTTTGCACAACGTATTCAGGTATATTGGTTTGACTTCCAGCTATAGCATAAGCAATATGTCTATACATAGCCTCTTCAGCAAACTTATGAACCTGCATTTCAGCTTCAGTGCCTAGTCCGTCGCTAATATATTTTAGTATAACTATTGAACCGCTTAAACTAGAGCTAAAATGAATTATACCTTTATTTTCGTCAATATAAAAAGATCCATTAATTTGAGCATACTCAGGCTCTATTCCATATCTTCCACCAACGTTATAATCTACAATGTCATCATCGTAATCAAAGTCATCTCGATTATTTTCTGTTGGTGTACTAGTTTTAAATCTTGACCAAGTTGTAGACTCACTATTTACGTCTAAATTATCGCCATCAAATTGATAAGCTCCATTAGCGTCTTGTTTTATAGAAGTTGGATTACTAGTGTTTCTAGCGGGATATAAAACATGCTCTATACCTGAACTATCAATCCAAGCTAGTTTAACATAGTTTACGTAATCTTGAGGTAAAACCATTTGAAGCGTATTTGCTACGGTTATTTCTTGAGATTTTATAGATTTTAAAGTATCAAAGCTTAATTCTTGTAAAGCTCTTTGAGCGTGAAAAGCTATTTCGCTTCTTGAAGCTTTGCTTATTAGTTTACCCTCGCCAACGTAGATAACTTCAAAAGCGTTTATAATATCTGATAGCGAAACAAATTGATAATTACCGTAATTTTCATCACCGCTATTAAACGTTCCATCTGTACCCTTGTAGTAGCTTCCTTGTGTTTCGTCTATTAAAGCCATTTATTATTGTTTTTCTTGTTGAATATCTTTCATTTCTTCGCCAGATATTGTTTGGTAAAGAGTTGGATCTTTCATCATTATACCAGCTAATACCAATATTCTATTTACTAAGTTAACTTCTTCAGATTCGTGAAGCTCAAAGTTTGTAGAAGAGTTACTATTATATAAAGGTTTACTTAATATAACATTATAGCCCCATGATACTGTCGATGGCTTTTTAATATAGTCAATGTATACTTTATCCGCGGCGGTTACTTGAGTGACAGAGTTATCGGCAGCAGCCCCAGTATAAACTTTAATACCATCTTTAGTTTTTATATATAATGGACGATTAGCGTGAGGTCTAAGTAATGGATGACCTTTCATAGCTTCAAACTCTCGTATTGAAACATAGTCAGCTATAACGTCATCATATTTTACATTAGATAATCTATATATATCAGTTGGAAACGTATAAGCAGTGCCATCGTGAGTTCTTAAAGAATTAAAAACTTCAAATAAACTTATTTTATCTTTTAATATTTCTACAGGATCAAGTTGTTTTGGTTGACTACCTCTAACTCTAGAAAATTGATGCTGATCATAAAAGTATTGCTCAAAAATATCTAATTGAGCTTGGTTTGCAAGTATGTTAAATTCTTGAGGTGTTATATAACCTCTTTGTTCTTTATTGGCGATGGCCAAAACTCTTTGATATACTGTATTTATATTTACCGCCATTTTATTTACTTTATTATGAAAGCTGGGTCACCTATACGGCAACCCAACTATCATAAATAATCACTTATTTTAATTGCTTTTCAATGTTGGAATAGATCTCCATTCCTTCATCTGTTTTAAACCAAGCGGCTAAAGCGGAATATGGATGCTCATCAAAAGGTACATTCATTAGCTTTCTATTACTAGAAGCCCATAAAAAGTGTCTTTGATCATTAGATAACTTTAATATTCCAAGCTCCGTGGCTTTAATCCCAAAGTTTCTAAGCTGAACATTATCATCATAAGCTAATTCTAAGAACAAAGTAGGATTATTTCTAGCAAATACTAGCAAATCTCTTTTAAGTTCTTTAGAGCTCATGCTAGATACTTTAGAACCTAATTCAACTCGCATTATAGCCTCAGCCATATCAATGTCCATGTTTCTTGCTGCTATTATAGCATCAGCTTCTAACTCTAACACCTCTATTTCATTAGCGGCTTTTACTTCAGGTTTATATTCATAAAAAATATTATCTCTATGAGGGTGATATAATGATAAAAGTTTTTGTAAAACTGTTTTTTCTTTTTCTACAAATAAAATACCATCTCTAAAAACAATATGAGATAATCTTTGATCACCTTTCATTTCATCAACAAAAGGAGTTCTTTGATTTTGACAATACTTTAACTCTCTTTCGTAACCTTTTTCTTCATCAAAATAATATATATTTGATGATCTTATAGAATACGATAAAGGTTTTCTTTTATTTTTTAAATAATAAACTCTATCTTTTACTTCCCAAGTTGGTTTAACTTTATCCTTTCCTGGTTTTTCATAACGCATTAGGTTATCTAGTTCGACTGTAGTGTTTTCTTTTGATTGTTCTACTTCAGCCTTTGTTGTTTGTTTTTTTGCCATAATATAATATATAATAAAAATTAATAAATAAAGCCGGGACCGAAGTCCCGACTTTTAATAATGTTATTTCAATAACATAAAGTTGTTAGCACCTTGAGTGATCAAACATCTTTCTGATAAAAAGTGAACAGACATTGCATCTAACGCAGATGTAGCAGCTCCAACAGAACCAGTAATCCAAGATTTCATTCTTCGATCATCAGTTTGTGAAGCTCTATAACGTACGTGTAAGAAAGGTCTTTTCACGCTAGCACCTACGATTTGATCGTAAACTGAAGACATACCAGCTGGGATAACAACTCCTCTGATAGCGTTAGCTCCAGCAGCGTCATTAATACCACCACGAGTAGCTTTGTCGTTTAGGTAACGGAAGTCAGACTTGTAGAAGTCATAAGAACCTCTTCTGAACCCAGAGAAACCTAAGTTTAAAGCCATATCTTCAGAATTATCAAATACTCCGTAAGAAGTACCACCAGCACCGTAAGAATTCATAGAAGCAAGCATATCGTCAATAGCCAGACTAGTAGAACGATTAACAAACATCATGTTTTCTTCAATAGCGCCTTGGCGATCAAACTCAGCAAGCATTGCGTCAAACTCAGCTAAATCAGTAGCAGCGTTAACACCAGTAATACCAGTACTAACATTACCTCTTGATTCAATAGCAGCGAATAAACCTTGAGTACCTGAACTATCTCCATTTGCAGTTAAGAAATCAGCAGTGTCATCTGTACCACCAACTCCTAGTTCACCTTCTAGCATAGCCATTTCCACATAGTCAGAGAATCTAGCTCTTGTTTCAGCTTCAGCTTTTAAATACCAAAGATAACCTGACTGACCATTTTCAGTAGAAACTTCAATCCAACCGATACGAGAAGCATCTGATCCAGAAACTTCGTAGTAATCTTTTAAGATGATTGGTTTGTTGCTATAAGACTTGAAACTTGGTTCGTTAGAACCTCTTCGATCAGTAGCCGCAGCAGCATCTGAATTATAAGTACTTCCTTTAGCAAACTCAGAACCGTATACTAATACGACTAAGTCTGTTCTTGAGTTAGTGATAGCTGAACAATCAGCAACACCGTAAGGTTCTACTTCAAGAATATCACCAGATATTTCAGTTACTAGAGCCTTAATAACAGCCTGTGGGTTAGCTATGATAACAGTGTCGTTAACTCTGATACCATGAGAACCAGCTGTATAAGTAGCGCCAGTATCGATATGATCAGTAATAGTAATTTTACCACCATCACCGCCATTGATACCACCGTTATTAGTAGTCATTGTAGCTGTGTACGATAAATGTAAACGACCTTGCTCAGACCATACAACTTGATCAGCTGTCATAGCCTCTTCTGCGCCAACTTGAGATAAGAAACCTGAAATAGTTCTTGGTCCGAAAACTTCAGCTTCTTTTTCCATCAAATCTGGAACATATTGTTGCGCCCAGGCTTGTCCAGGTGTAGACGCTAAATCTAAGTAGTTTAAAGCAGTAGCTTGCTGGATTGGACCAGGAGTACTGTTTAATAAACCACCAGGGTTTGAAATTGCCATAATTTTAAATTTTTAATTGTTAATAAATTATTTTTTTGTTTTAAACTTAAATTTTAAATCATTAGAGTTTTGCCCTAACACTTTTACTTTAACTCCACCGGCTTCGAATACCCCGTGTTCCTGTCTTGCTGACATGCTAACATTCTTGCTTTTAGCAACACTGTCCTTTAAAGCGTCAGCTTTTCCTTGTTCATAAAAGTGTTTAGCAATAGCATCCGCGTTCATTGCTGTAAATAAAGATTTGTGATAACCTGCTGCGTCTGACATTGTATTATCTTCTGCCAAAAACTTTTTGACGAAATTATTAATGTCGCTTTGAGTTGTCTTAACTTCTTCAGCATTTTTAACATTAAACCTATACTTTTTGTCTCCGACATTATATTCAAAACCTTTGAACTTGTCGTTAAAAACTTTATCAGTTTTTCTTTGAAACGTAAGTTTAGCTTTATCTGCTATTTTTCTAGTCTCTTCAGATTCTTTATTATATCGATTAAAAAAGTCCCAAGCTTTCTGTTGCTCAGATGTTAAGCGTGATCCTGCTTTAATCTCATCATAATATTTAGACTTTTGCCCGTCTAAGTAGGCTTTGGCTTCTGCAACTTGCTCTTTGAATGCCAATTTTTTTCTTTTTATTTCACGATCATCATCTACGTCTTCATCGTAGTTGAATTTATCGTCCATCATAAAGTCTATTTCTTCAGCCGACAAATGTGGCTTTGTTCTTTTATAATATTCTTGAAGAGCTGTCATGTTATCTAGTGATTGAACATCTTGATTTAACATTACATAATCTTCTATTGTCCCACCAGTCTCATCCATAAAGTCTACTAACTTTTGGATATTCTCTGGTAATGGTTTTCCTGTAGACTCTGCCTCAATTTGAGCTTCTTCAACCTCTTCAACAAGTTCTTTTAAAGCTTCGTTAGGTTCTTCAGAAACTTCTTCTAAAGTTACTTCTTCAAGAGCGGGTTGTTCATCTTGAACGGTCTCTTTCCCTTGTGATACTTCTTCAACCACTTCTTGTACAACTCCGGCTTGTTGATCTGCAGCCACGTCTGTTGTTTCTTGCTCTTTATTGGCATTTGTTAAATCTACTTTAATCACATCTTCTTCAACTACAGGTTTACTAAGGTCTACTTTTACTACATCACTTTGGTTTGTGGTTTTTTTAATTCTTGGTTTTTTAATCTTTTGTTTTTCAACTATATTATCTATAGTCTTCTCTTCTTTGTTTTCCATAATATAAAATATAAATTAATAATTATCTAGGTTCAAATCCACCTAAATCAAATCCACCTAAAACATCATTTCCAGCAGATTCAAATTTCTTTGGAGCAGAGCCACTTTTTCTTTGATCTATAAGTTCACTAGCTTGCGAGGCTTGTATTCTAGTTCTTTCATCTTTTCTATCTTCTTTTTCTTTTTCCCTAGACTTCATACCTTCAACCTCAGCTTGCTTTAACTGCATGTTCATGTTGAATTCTACTTGCATTAGCTGTTTCTTAATTTCAGCTTCTTGTTGAAGCTTTTGAACAGCTAATTGAGTCCTCAACTGCTCTAACTGAGCTTCATTTTGAGTCATCAATTGATTCTTTTGCATTTCTATTTGAGCTGCGTTTTGAGCGGCTTGAGTATTAGATTGAGTTTGTAATTGAATATTTCTTTCTTGCAGCTGTTGATCTCTAGCTTGTTTTTGCTTTCTTCTTATTTTCAATAATTGATTAGCTAAGCTAATGTTTCTTATTTCTCTAAGATCTATAGCGTCTTCAAGATCTATATTTTTTTGAGATAGCGCTTGCTGTATGTTGTTCTCTAGTAAAGCTTTTTCTTCTTCATCTGGAGCAAGCTCAATAAATATACCAAAGTCGTACAAGTGTAGCTCAGACATTTCTTCAAGTGTAGCTACATTGTGAGCTCCTATAGCTTGTATAAATGCATCTTTAGTTGGAGAATATTCTATTATATCAGATATTCTTAACGATAACGCTTCTGCAACCTCTGCTGTTAAGAATAATCCAGCTTGAAGTATATGTCTTGTTGCTGTGTTTGAGTTTGCCGCTGCGATTTTTTGTATACCAACTAAAGCGTTTTTATCTGGAGTTGATCCATCACGAGCTTCGTTAAGCCCCGTCGTATCACGAATCATTTGTAGATAATAGTTATAGTTAGCTATTAAACTTTGTAATTTTTGACCACCATTACCACTTCTTATTTCTTGAATAGGTACTCGCCCTGGATTCATATCACCATCAGCTGTCATTGATCTACCAATAACAGAACCCGTTTGGAAAAACATGTTTAGAGCCTCTTGTGGATTGTAGTTTGTTCCATTGCCTAAATCTATTTCAGCTAAACCATCAGCATCTAAATAAATACCATCAGGTATCATACGCGACATAACTTGTTGTAGCTTTAAATGTGTAAGCTGTATCATATCTGCAAAACCAGTGATACGACTAACTAAAGATTCAATACGACCTTTATACATTCTTGGAGCGACAATACTATAGTTCATTTTAACTTTAGTGTAATCACTTTTTGGTCGCATCATATTTTTAGAAAGCTCCCATTTAAGCAATTTATCTGTGCCAAGTATTAAAGCGCCCTCGTATAATACTTCTATTTGTTTCTGAAGTTTCGTAAAGTTAGCCTCCATGTCAGATGGAGGATTAAAAGTATCATCTTTCTCTATTGCTTTTTCAGCGCCAGTTGCAGTTTCTTTAACCTTATATACTTCATTCATGTAAGTTTTATAATTAAAATATAAAACTCTCACTTTATTTGTATCGTTTTCGTTGTATGCAGAATAATTATCTATTCTTTGATAACCTGAACTTTTTACAATATTTTTTAATTCTTCTTGTTGTAAATGAGGAAACTCTTTAACCAATTCATTTATTGGAATATTTTTTACTTCACCAACATAATATATATCATCAAAGTATGGAGACTCTGTATAAGAATATACTAAATCAGCTGGATCAACATACTTTATTACTACGCCTTCTGATGTATTGAACTCTGTTTTTACGGCACCAATACCTAAAACAGTTAAGTCATAATAAAATCTTTTTCTAATAAGATCATATTTATTACCGTTCATCAAAACATTTAGCGCTTGCTCTTCTGCAAGTTCCACCGCTTGCTTATATGTAAGCTGCATATGTAAGGCTAATTCTTCTTCTGTTTCAGGCAGAGTATTAGGGTCATTTTCGTACATATTAATACCAAACGCTCCGCTAACAAAATCATTAAAGTCTCGAGTCTTCATATCTCTAAGTATACCTTCCATATACTCAGTTCTTTTTGCAACACCGTAAGGATCTTGTGAATAAGCTTTTATATCGTAAACTCTTTCAGACATACCGTTGACTACGATGTCTACAAATTTAGGTATAATAGGTACAGGTTTCCAGTCTAAGTTTAAGTAAGATAAATCACCGTTAATTGATAATTCATCTTTATATTTTTGAATAGACTGTTCTCCTCTTGCGTACAATCTAAGATTATGGTAATTTCTTTGGTTTTGAAAATATAAACTAAAGTTGTTACCTAATTTTCCTTGGTTATCAGAATACCACTCGTTTTCTATAGCCTTAGCTACTTTTAAACCATAGTCGTAACTTATTTTTTCTAAATCACTAACTACTTGACTAGGAAAATAATTTCTCGTGCTAATATCAGCCATATTATTTTATTATTTGTGAAGCAAAACCATTGTTATTGTACTTAGCTATGCTTACGTTTAATTTTGATTTTTCTTTTCTCATCACCGGAGTGTATAAATGTCTATTACACGCCATTATCGCTAAGCCGCTACTAATAGAAGCATCGTGCTTAGTTCTTTTATTTATATCAAATTTAGCCCAGTCGTTTAATGTTTCGTTAAAATACATTGTGCCATACGCTCCGTCTTTTAAATGCCCAACGTGATCGTTAATATACATTTCAATTGCCGCAGCGTGAGCTTGCTTTATATCTTCACTAGAGTTTGGTATACCACCAATTTCTTTTTCAGTTACAGATAATTTATTCCAAACTTTATCTGGTCTATTCATACTAAAATTTCTATACCCTCTTTTTCTAAAATGATACAAAAGCCTTGGTTTATTATTTTCCGCTAGTATTGGCATACCATAAAAAACGCACGCCATAAGTACATCTTCAAAAAATATCTCTGCGGTTTGTGGTCTTGCGATATATTCTAAAAAGAACGTATTTGCCGGCGCTGATTCCATGCTAAACTTAGTTAGTCCATGAAGAGATCCGTTGGATCCTCTACCATCCACAGTACCGCTAATATCATAACTATCGCAGCCAAAAGCGCCAATATGTTCATTACCTGGGTATTTAATTCCATTTTTAAGTATTACTCGGTTTTGTAAATTTCTATCTGGAACCCAACTAACTTTAAATCTACCATTAGGATCTGGATTAAAAATTACTTGAGTATCTTTAATTCCATTAACCCATTGAAATGATCCAGTTGTCACCACTCCTGAGCTTCTACTGCCTTCATTATAATCTATTTGCTCGTATATTTTAGTTAGATTAAACAAACTATTTTTTGTCTCATCTCTAAAAGCATGTTCTTCTGTTCTTGGAAACTGTCTATAAAATTCATTTAAAGCATCTTGGTCATCTCTTAAACCGTCAACTTCATTTTCCCAATGGTCTATTACACCGACATCAATTAATTGATCGTCTGGTCCGTATACATCATGATCTGGGTTATTAAATACAGGGAGTCCGTATCTGTCAATAAATCCTTCAAAGTTCCATTCCATTGGTATAAACAGAGAATATAAACCAGACTTTGTTTGTCCATTACGATTTCGTTTTCTAACATCTGAATCATTGTAAAGCTTCTTAAAGTTATCACCACCTTTATCTAAAGCGTTTGAGGTTGAGCCCATCATACACTTACCTATAATTCTACTACCTAATCGTAAACAAGTTTTTGTTACTCGCCAGTTATTTAATATATTGTCTGGTCTTTCCCACTTACCGCTTTCATCGTGTACTAGTAGATTTAATTTTTCACCGTCATAGCTATTGTCTCCAGTATTTTTCCAGTCTATCGTTGTATCAAGTCCA